CGGCCCCTAAAAAGGCGGCTCCCAAACAAACCACCCGTAAGAAAGTGGCTTCTTCTTTGCCTCCTGTAGGGAGTGCAGAGCGGAAAGCTATGGTTTTACGAGGTGAGATTAAGGAGTAATTTATGGCAGATGCAGTAACAACCCAAACCATTCAAGATGGTCAGCGTACTGCTATTATGAAGTTTACGAACTTATCGGATAATACTGGTGAAACTGCCGTTGTAAAAGTCAATGTTTCTGATTTAGAAGTTCAAGACGGTACTGGGGCTGTTTGTACGACTGTTACTGTACAGTCTATCCAGTTTGTAACTTATGGAATGTCAGTACAGATTGATCTTGATGCTACCGCTAATGTGTTGTTGGCTACGCTACCTGAAAATTATTCAGATACGTTAGATTTTTCAGATTATGGCGTTCCTAATAATGCGGGAACTGGGATAACCGGCGATATACTTTTTACTACGATTGGTCATGCTGCTGCGGATTCGTACATGGTTGTAATAACTATGACGAAGAATTATGGGTAATGCCATCTAAGAGTGAGAAGCAAGCGCGGTTTATGGCAGCAGTTGCCAATAACCCTAAATTTGCTAAAAAAGCTGGTGTTTCTCAAGCCGTAGGGCGTGAGTTCGCTGATGCAGACAGGAGAATAGATATGCCTAGTAAATACAATAGTACGGCTAATAAGCCGGGAAAAGCGGTGAAGAAGTATAGAGGAGGCGGTAGAACTGTTGTAGGGAGACAGGGAATGCACGAGGGCGGCGACGTTGATAGAAGAAGAGATTTGCGTGACGAAGAGGGCAGAGTCATTAGCGAACAGGACGATCATCGTGATGAATTGGAACGCATAAAAGGCGACCGTGGTAGAAATCGAGGTGAAGAAAGAGGGCGTGTAAGAGGAGCTTTACGTGATGAAGAGGAGGAAATGCGCCGTCTTAGAGGTAAAGCTGTAGGGATGGGTATGAAGAAAGGAGGCAAAGTAGGCAAAGTACGTGGTGCTGGGATTGCTACGCAAGGTGTTCGTCCTTGTAAGATGGTGTAGTAATGGCTACATCCGGTACTGCTACATTCAATATGGATTTCACGGAAATCGCTGAAGAAGCGTGGGAACGTGCGGGCCGTGAAATGCGTTCTGGTTATGACCTGCGAACAGCTCGTAGGTCTATGAATTTATTGACTATTGAGTGGCAGAATCGTGGCATTAATATGTGGACGATTGATTCAGGGACCGTCAACCTTGTGCAGGGTACCGCAACTTACGCATTACCGGCTGATACTATTGATCTTTTAGAACAGGTCATTCGCACAGATACTGGTAGTACCTCTAAACAATCTGATCTTAGTTTGTCACGTATTACTGTTTCTACCTATTCAAGTATCCCTAATAAATTAAGCGAAGGCCGTCCCATACAAGTTTATATTGATCGTGGGCAAGTTAATCCTTCAATGACTTTATGGCCTGTTCCTGATAAATCAAGCACTTATGTTCTTAACTATTGGCGTATGCGCCGTATAGAAGATGCAGGTAGTGGCATTCAGACCTCTGATGTTAATTTTAGATTTTTGCCACCTCTAGTTGCAGGACTAGCTTATTATGTAGCTATGAAAGACCCGGAGCTGGTGGACAGAATACCAATGTTAAAAGCTGCGTATGAAGAATCATATGACCTAGCGGCTGGAGAGGACAGAGAAAAAGCGTCACTTCACTTAATACCACGTATGTATAGCGTGTGAGGTAGTTATGAGTCAGCGGTTTGCGTCGAGTAAAAAAGCACTTGCTATATGTGATATATGTGGATTTCAGTACAAGTTAAGGCAGCTTAAAAATTTAATAAAAAAGAATAAGATAACAGCGTTAAAAGCGTGTCCAGAATGTTGGAATTCAGACCAACCACAGAACAGGTTAGGGGAGTTTCCAGTAGATGACCCGCAAGCAATACGCAATCCAAGACCGGATTTTACTGAATTTCCGGCAAGCAGAGCACATATTGAACCAGTAGACCCTTCAATAATAGTAGGGTTTGGAAAAGTAGGCGTTGTAACCATTTCAATCGTATAGAGGTTTGAATATGCGTAAAAAGAGTAAAAAGAGTAAAAAAGCACCTAAAATAACCACGTTCCCTGATAAACCTACAGTTTATCCTCCGGGTACAAAGGTTAACCAACCTATAGATATGAAAACCAGCGGTATTAAAATGCGTGGTGTTGGCGCTGCTACCAAAGGAACAATGTCACGAGGTCCAATGGCGTAGTGGATTATACGGCGCTTAAAACAAACATAAATGATATTTGTGAGCAGACGTTTACTGATGTCGAACTTGCTATGTTTACAGAACAAGCTGAACAAAAAATATACAGTTCAGTGCAAATACCTGCGCTTCGTAAAAACCAAACAGGTACTTTAACTTTGGATAATGAATACCTGACTATGCCTAGTGATATGTTGTTTGTGTATTCCTTAGCAATTGTTAATAGTAGTGATTATGTATATCTTTTAAACAAGGATGTTAATTTTCTGCGGGAAGCGTATCCAAATCCTGCTACTACGGGTACTCCGGTACATTATGCTCTTTTTGACCAAACCAGTCTTATTGTAGGTCCAACACCTGATGCTAATTATAATTCTGAAATCCACTTTGGGTATTATCCTGAATCTATTGTTACTGCGGGTACTACTTGGTTAGGTACTGAGTTTGATTCAGCACTCCTTAATGGGGCGTTGATGGAAGCTATACGTTTTCAAAAAGGTGAAGCTGATATGTTTACTATGTATGAAAAATTTTATATACAAGCGTTAGTATTGTTGAAGAATCTTGGCGAGGGAAAACTACGTGAAGATACTTACCGTTCCGGGCAAGTTAGAAGAGAGGTTGTGTAATGATTAGTGCCAATGGTGCAATGCAGGTAGGAGATATAACTTTATTCACTGTGTCTAATCGTGGGTTTACGCCTGAAGAACTTGCAGAACGAGCACTTGATAGAATCCTTTACGTAGGAAAGAATAGTCATCCAGTTATTCAGGAACAGGCAGAAGCTTTTAAGAAGCAAATTCATGGTGTGTTGGTGGAATATATGAAGCAAGCTATTCGTTCTAACCACACTACTTTGGCAAATCGGTTCCACAATGCTGGACACCCAGAACTTATAAAATTATTGGAGATATAACATGCCCATAACTGTAACCACTGCAATGCCCACCAGTTTTAAAGTCGAAGTGCTAAAAGGTCTGCATGACCTTCAACTCGGTGCTGACACGCTTAAGATAGCGTTGTTAAAAACTACTGCTTCGGGATCAGGAACTTACGGCGCTGCAAGTACTAATTATTCTAATATCACTGGGAATAGTGATGAAACAAGTGGCAGTGGCTACAGTGCTGGTGGAAACACTCTAACGAATGTAACACCTGTTGCCTCTGGCACTACAGCGATTTGTGATTTTAGTGACACTACATGGTCTAGTGCGTCTTTTACTTCATGCGGCGCAATGATCTACAACACCAATAACTCTAATTCTGGATGTGCGGTGTTGAGTTTTAGTGGCGATCAAACTGTTAGCACGGGTGATTTCACTATTCAGTTCCCTGCGGCAGGCGCTTCTACTGCGATCATACGCATCGCCTAAAGGCTAAATAGTGGCAGATAAACTTGTATACCTTGGTGCTGTATGGGGTAAAGACGGCTGGGGTGATGGCGCGTGGGGAGACAATGGAAATGTCTCTGTAGCAGGCACTGGCGCAATCGGAACAGTAACCTTTTCTCTTGCAGAAAATGTTGTTCCAACAGGTGTAGTAGGAACAGGTGCAGTAGGAACGGTAGTTCTATCCTATAGTGGGTCTATAGTTCCAACAGGCACAGCAGGGACAGGTGCAGTAGGAACGGCAGTTCTATCCTATGACTGGACGGTATATCTCGGTGGTCCGTGGGGTATAGCTGGTTGGGGTGACGGTACTTGGGGATCGAGTCAGAATACCTCTGTAGCAGGCACCGGTGCAATTGGAACAGTAGTTATATCGTTTGCGGAAAATATTGTTCCAACAGGTGTAGTAGGTACTGGTGCAATTGGGACAGTAGGCTTTATTCTGGATGAGAATATTGTTCCGATAGGAGTAGTAGGAACTGGTGAAGTAGGGAGTGTAGTTGTATCGTTTGCGGAAGTTGTTTTTCCGACAGGCGTAGCAGGAACTGGCGCGATAGGAAGTGCTACTACAGTTTCCACGGTAATTCCTTCAGGCGTTGTTGCTACAGGGGTTGTAGGTACGGTAACGGTAAATTACAGTGGGTCTGTAATTCCAACAGGAGTGGTGGGTACTGGGGCTATAGGTACAGTAACCCGAAGGGGTTGGACTACAATAGATGATTCGCAAATACCTAGTTGGATAGATGTAGATAAAGCAGCTTAGGAGCTAACAAATGGCAACATATGTAAATAATTTAAGACTGAAAGAGATCACTACTGGCGACGAAGACGGTACGTGGGGAACGAGTACAAATACTAATCTTGAGCTTATTGGTGAAGGATTTGGTTATGGCACCCAACAGGTAGCTGCGGATTCCAATGAAACCTTTACCATGGCAGATGGAGCGGCAGACGGTGTGCGAGGGATGTACCTTAAATTCACTTCAGCCGGTTCGTTAAGTGCGACCCGTGAGCTGACACTTGCCCCTAACACGGTTTCCAAGGTGTGGATTATTGAAAATGCCACTACCGGCAGTCAGATTATTACGATCAAGCAGGGTGCAGGCGCTACGATTAATATAGCAAGTGGCGCGAAGAAGATGGTGTACACAGATGGGGCGGGGTCTGGAGCGGCTGTTTTTGATGCAGACCCTACAGCAGCAGTGGGCGGTACGGTAACTTCTGTTGCAGTATCAGGTGGCACGAGTGGGCTTACTACTTCTGGTGGCCCTATTACCGCCTCTGGAACTATTACTATTGCGGGTACTTTGGCAGTAGCTAGTGGTGGTACGGGGGCCACTACTTCTACAGGTTCAGGTGCAGTAGTTCTTTCTGCCTCTCCTACACTTGTAACCCCGGTTTTAGGCACACCATCAAGTGGCACATTGTCAGGCTGCACAGTTGACGGAACAGATGCGGTTGGTTTTAAGAACATTCCACAAAACAGCAAAAGTGCAGATTACACTTTGGTTCTGGCTGACGCAGGAAAACATATATTTCATCCGTCAAGTGATGCGACCATTCGGACTTACACCATCCCGGCTAATAGTTCAGTAGCTTATCCGATAGGTACTGCGGTAGTTTTTGTCAACATGACTTCTCAGGTCGTATCAATAGCGATTACATCCGACACTATGTATCTCGCAAAAGACGGCACAACAGGTACTAGGGCGCTCGCCCAGTACGGTTCTGCGACAGCCCTTAAAATGACCGCAACAACGTGGATTATATCGGGGAGTGCCTTGTCATGAGTGGTGCCCTAATAGCCGTTTTCACAAGCCAACGTGGCTTTGCTACTGTCGCTGATGCACCGGGGATTGGTACTGCCGCTGCAACCAGCACCACAACTGCAAATGTAGCATTTACGGCTCCCGCAAATGATGGTGGTGCGGCCATTACTTCCTATGTAGCTACCTCTACACCCGGAAGTATCACGGGCACACTAAGCCAATCTGGATCGGGGACGGTTGCGGTCACAGGGCTTACTGCATCTACAAGCTACACGTTTACTGTTCATGCTGTAAATAGTGTAGGTAATAGTGCAGAGAGTTCAGCAAGTAATTCAACCTCCACAACAGCAACAACTAGCCAAGTGGACTTTACGACTGCGGGGACATTCTCTTGGGTAGCGGTGGCCGGAGCATTTAATGTCTCTGCTCTTGCTATAGGAGGAGGTGCAACTAAGGGTGCTGGTGGCCTTGGCTATAAAAACAATTACACTACAGTGCCCGGTAATTCCTATACTGTTGAAGTCGGCTCAGCTAGTAACGATTCCTATTTTGTATCCAGTGGCACTGTAGAAGGAGAAGGTGGCGCTGGCGGCGCTGGCGGCGGTCACACAGGCGATGGCGGCGGTGATGGTGGGTATGGAGTGCCTTGGAACGGTGGTGGGGCTGCTGGTTACTCTGGCACGGGTGGAGGCGCTGGTGGTGGGGGACGACCGGGTAATGGTGGCGGAGGCGGTAGTGGTGGTTACGATAGTTATTGTGCCACGGCTGGTGGCGGAGGCGGTGTTGGTCTTTTAGGTGAAGGCTCTAGTGGGGCTGGGGGTACAGATTGTAACAATTATCCATCCCCTACCTGTTGTAACCCCGGTGGCGGTGGTGGCGGTTCAGGCGGGGCTGCTGGGGCTGCTGGCCCCAATGGGGCTGGGGGCCTATACGGCGGTGCTGGAGGTAATAATGGTGGCACGGGAGCAAAGGGCGCGGTTCGCATTCTCTGGCCCGGAAGCTCACGTTCTTATCCCTCAACAAATACGGGGAACTTATAGTGAGGCTTTTTATACGCATTAAAAACGAAGTTCCTTTTGAGCATCCAATTTTGGAAGAGAACTTTATTCAGGTTTTTCCAGAAGTAGATATAAATAACTTACCTTCTGAATTTGTAGAGTTCATACGAATAGAAAAGCCAGAGCCGGGAACCTATGAGACTCATGTTTCCACAACCTACGAATTGGTTGATGGGATGTGTACGGATAAGCACGTAGCGCATGAAATGTCACCTGCGGAGAAGATAGAAAAAGACGAGCTAATCCAAGCGGAAAGAGCCTTTTATATAAAAGAGTTTCTAGCTGATTGGAACAGCAAAGATCAAGTTTCAAACTGGGACGCCTTCATATTTGACGAAACCGATCTCATCTTCGTTCCCCCAGTCCCTAGACCTGATGACGATGA